AGATTCACGCTATGATGGTAGTTCTTGGACACATACAGATACAGATGTATCAAGTGAATCTACAGAAGTACAAGGCATAGCTACAGCAGTTTGGACAACAACAGTTAAGAACGCTAAGAAAGCAGCCAATGAAGCAACAGGTTTATAATGACAACAACTAAAGAAACCTTAGTAAAAGTAGAGACCCAAGTTGACAACATAGAAAAACGTTTAGACAAAGGCGATGCTAAGTTTGATGCTATGGATTCTAAGTACACTAAGTACATTATGGGCCTTTACTTACTTATCATAGGTATGAGTGGCGTAGACAGGCTTTTCTCTTAAAGATATACTAAACAAACCATAACTTAATAAGGAGTATTATATGGAAAACGGAAACGAACTAAAAACCATTAATTTTAATGGGGAAGAGTATGACATAGCAGATCTAACGCCTAGGGCGGTAGAATCTCTTAATGTTTTATTTAAAGGTCAACAAAACCTTAACAACCTAGCAATGGATGTTAAGTTAGCACAAGCTAGTATATCTAGCCTAAGCCTAGACCTAGAGGCTATTTTAAAAGAAGATAAGATAAAGCCTAACGTTAAAATAGAACAGGAGTAGGTATGGATATTGAGCAATGTAAAGCTGAAATAAAACGGCACGAAGGTGAAGTTTTAAAGATTTACAAAGATAGTTTGGGGTATAAAACGCTTGGTATAGGGCATTTATGCCAGCCAGGAGACCCTGAATATGATTGGGAAGTTGGTACCAAAGTATCACAAGAAGTTGTTGATATGTACTACGAAGATGATTTTAATAAACATCTTGCAGAAGCAGTACACGTGTTTGGTACAGACGAAGCATTCTATAACTTGCCCGAAAATATCCAACATGTCTTAGTAAATATGTGTTTTAATTTAGGTGGAACTAGGTTTTCTAAGTTTAAAAACATGTTAAAAGCTTGTAGAGAACATAACTGGGAACAAATGGCCGCTGAAATGGAAGATAGTAAGTGGTTTAAACAAGTAGGAAGAAGGAGCTTAGAACTACAGGAATCTGTTCTCAACACTGGAAAATGAGAATATGGCGTATTTCAAACTTAATACATTCGGGGGCAAAGCCCCAAGAATATCTCCTAGGCTTTTAGCAGATAAACTTGCGCAAACTGCAACAGATGTAAATTTAGAAAGTGGGCGTTTAGTTCCTATAACAGATACTTCTACCACTGACCCTTCTAACGGTGTTTCGACTCTTGCGAACACTACTAAACAATCTATTTTTAAATATACTGATAGCCCAGAACGTTGGTTACAGTTTGATGAAGATGTAGACGTCGTACGTGGACCAATAGCCGGAGACACAAACGACACGATCTATTGGTCGGGGCAATCTTTTCCTAGAATGGGTAGAAGTGATATTGTTTTAGGCGGTGCACCTTACCCTGACGCTTTTTATAGGTTAGGTGTACCAGCACCAACCGCAGCCCCAACAGTAGCGGTAGCTGACCCCACACAAATAAATGCAACTGTAACTACAGCAAGTGGATCTGGTGTTATAACGGTAACTACGGCTAGTGTACATAATACAGCTGTAGGCCAATTTGTTACGCTCGCGGGTTTTGGTGCTACAAACGGTCTAACTGCAGATGAAATTAATGGAGATTTTAAAATAGTAACTGTGCCAAGCACTACTACTTTAACAGTTGAAACTAGTGGTTCTGCTACTGGAACAGGAGCTTCGGGGTCTATTACTAACGGTGCAGCCTTTGGTGGACCGTCAGACGCCAACATAGATTTTGAAACATCTTATGTTTATACCTTTGTAACAGCTTATGGAGAAGAGGGGCCACCGTCTGCTGCTTCTACTGTAGTAACAACAGATGATAACCAAACTGTAAACTTAAGTAACCTACAAACTAGTAGTGCAAAATCCAACACTAACTTATCTAAAAAACGTATATATAGATCTAACACAGGCTCAAATACCACCGCATTTCAGTTTGTTGCAGAGGTAACTCTTGCTACAACTACTTACGCAGATACTTCAAATAACAACGAATTAGCTGAAGTCATACCTTCTACTACTTGGATTGCACCACCAGATGATGATACTGCTTTGTACCCAGATGGTCCTATGAAAGGGTTATGTGCATTACCCGGTGGAATATTTGCGGGTTTTACTGGTAAACGTATATGTTTTAGCGAACCTTTCTTGCCACACGCTTGGCCTGCTAACTACAGACTTGTAATAGAAGAAGAAATAATAAATATAAAAGTAGTGTCTAATGGTATTTTAGCTACTACAAAAGGAGTGCCTTACTTAATTACTGGCTCGGGCCCTGAGTCAATGACTGCAATACGTATAGAAAGTTCGCACGCTAATTTAAACAAAAGATCTATGGTAGATATGGGGCCTTATGTTATATACGCTAGTCCAGACGGTTTAATTGCAGCTGAGGGCACAACAGTACGAAACCTTACAGAAGCTATAATAACACCTAGTCAATGGCAAGCTAGTTATTATCCTGCGACTATTACCGGGTTTATGTGGGAAGAAAGATACGTAGGTTTTTATTCTACAGGGAGTGGGTATGGTGGTTTTATATTTGACCCAAGAGTGTCTGATGGCACTAGCTTTGTAGATTTAGATGCTAGCGGTCTTATACGTGGTGGTCATACAGATCCGGACGACAGTCAGTTATATTTAATTATTAGCAACACGATTAAAAAGTTTCAAGGTAGCAATACTAACTTAACTTTTAATTGGAAATCAAAAGAGTATGTTATGCCTAAACCTACTAGTATGGGGTTTGCAAAAGTAGATGCAGAAACTTACCCAGTACGTGTAAAAGTATACGGAGATGGTTCGGTAATATACAACGCTGTTATTGCTACTTCTGGTAGTGCTTTTAGTGTTACAGGTACTACCCCTAGTTTTAGTTCAACCGCTATAACAGAACCTGTTGTACGTTTACCGGCTAGCGTCCATAAAACATATGCAGTAGAAGTAGAAGGAGCTACTATTGTAAATGAAATATGTGTAGGAGATTCAATGGATGAATTAAGGACTGTCTAATGCCTAAAACTAAAGTCCCTGCATTAAAAAACATTCCTAACAAAATAGATAGAGAGTTAAAAGATACTCTTGATTCTATGAAAGAAGCACAAGAAATACGACTAGGTAGACGTGGGGACCCTTTAGATAGGGCTATAACACTTAGAGAACTTATAGATAGTGGACTAGCTAAACAACTTAGAAGCAGGCCTTTTGACCCAAACGGTTTAACTGATTTTATACCTAATGATGATCAAGTAGGGGATTTAACAATACCCCCTGCTCCTACAGGATTAGAAGCTTCTGGCGCTTTTACAGAAATTATTGTAGATTGGAACCCTGCTCAATATAGTAACCATGCTTTTACGGAGGTGTGGCGTTCTAGAGATGATGAAATAGGCACTGCAACTCTTATAACAACTACTGCTTCTTTTATAATTACTGACCCTGTTGGATATGACCAAACTTATTTTTATTGGGTTAGATTTGTAAGCACGAGCAATATAAGAGGACCGTTTAACCAAACTAATGGTACTAAAGCAAATACAGTAGAAAACATAGGCGCTGTTATGCTACAGCTTTCAGAAGAATTATCTAACCTTCCTGGGTTTAATTTAATGTCTACTATAGCTACTGCGGCCACGGTCATTAGATCTTCTGGATCCCCAAGCACGAGAACAGATAGTTCAGCTATACAATCAAATGACGTGTGGTTTGATACAGATGACGGACAAATATACACGAGAAACTCAGGCAATGATGCTTGGGTAGCGGCTAGAGACGCATCTTTAGTTACTTTGTTTGGTAGTACTAGTTTTACTGGTAGCACTTTATCTGCAGCTATGGCTACAGCACAAGGAGACATTGTTACAGTTACCAATGCACAAAGTTCTACGGCTTCTAGTTTAAGCAGTTTAACTACAACAGTTACAAACAATAATAATACTCTTACATCTTCTATTAACTCTGAAGCTACAACTAGGTCTAATGCAGATACAACATTAACTAATAGTGTAAACAGTTTAAACTCTACAGTTGGTGGTCATACAAGCTCAATTAGCACTTTAAATACTACTACAGCCAGTCACACAGGTGATCTTAATGCTATGTTCGTGCTAACAGTTGCTACAGAATCAAATGGAAGTAAGTCAGCAGCTGGTATGGTTGTAGGTTCTAATGCTAGCAATGGTTCAGGAGCACAATCATTCGTGCAGTTCCAGGCAGACAAGTTTGCGATATGGAACGACACAAACGCAAGTGTAGCTCCATTTATTGTTAGTGGCGGTTCAGTATTTATAGACAGCGCACGTATTCAAGACGGAGCTATAACAAATGCACGTATAGCTGATGCAACTATAGAAAGTGCTAAAATTTCGAACGCGGCCATTACAACAGCTAAGATTGGAGACGCCCAAATCACAACGGCTAAGATTGCGACGGCAAATATTACAACTGCGCTCATAGGTGATGCACAAATCACTAACGCAAAGATAGATGATTTAAACGCAACTAAAATAAATGCAGGTTTTTTATCTGCGGATAGAATCGATTCTAATACTATTACAGCAGCAAAAATAAATGTTACAGACTTAGTGTTACCTACTAATGGGGGCCTGGTTACTGGGTCTACTGTTGGTTTTTTTAATAATAACAGCAAGAGGTATGCATTTGTTACTGCTGTAGGTACGGGGGCAGGTTTTTACCAAGGTTATGTAAGATTAGTTGGTGGAACAGGTCAGGTTAAGACTATTAGTATGTTGTTTTCTGATGGCACGCATGGTGCAAGTGCATCAAATCAAATTAATACAACAGTAACATCAGGTGGAACAAATACAACAAAACTTACTGATAACGCATCAAGTCCGTTTAGATATGTGACTCCTGATATAGAAAAATTGCCTGGTCTAATCAATCAAAGCAGATTAACATCTAGTGCTGATACTACAAATATACCTTTTGCATTTAGATATACTGGAACAGGCACAGTAAATTTATTTATATATGGGCAAGGTGATGGTAATTTTTTACAAATAGGTTCAGCAGATGCTAGGTTTGTTAGATTTAGTGCGAGTTAATTATGGCAGTCTTAAAAAAGTATACAGCAACTTTTACACCAAATGTTATAACCTCTAAACAAATAGTAGAAAATGGTAAAACATTAGTAACAGAAGTAGAGTACACAATAAACGCTTACGAAACAACTAATTCTAGTAATACAGTTACTTTACCAAACCAATATATTACATTTAATTATTTTGCTAAAAACACGTCAGCTAGTGGATTTGTAGAAATAGCAGATGTAACAGACGCTGTTGTACAAGGTTGGTTAAACACCCATTTTAGTACTAGAGAACTAGAATTAAATGCTATGTTGTCTAGTTCAGATGGCGTAACGTGGTCAACTGCTGATGATATTGACGTTAGTGCCCCTTATGGATAGAATAAACTATGGCGTATAAAAGAAAAACAAAGAAGAAACCTATAAAAAAGAAGTCTCTTACTAAAAGACAAGAAGCTACTATGGCACGTCACTCAAAACATCATACTTCAAAGCACATGAAATATATGA